CTTTTAAGAAAGGGGTAAATTTTATATATTTTTTCATTTATCTATCTATATATATTATGGACAGTATACACTTTCTTTGGAAAACCCTATAAACACTGAGAAAAAAGTGTCCGAAAGTGTCCAAAAAGTGTCCGGACAGTTTACACTTTTGGTAGTTTGGATGAAAATTAGTAACTTTGAAACAAAAACCATGGCATATTCACAAGAAGAAATAAACGACAGTTTTAACCTAATTTTAAAAGACATTGAGGTATTTGGGTATTCTTTAAGAAAAAGTCTTTCTACGGGCTTAAAAATGCCATCTACGAGTACCTTTTATGAGTGGTTAGAAAATGACGAAGAAAAAGCGAAACGGTACGCGCGAGCTTGTAAAATTCGTGAAGAAATCAAATACGAGGAAATTTTAGAAATTGCCGATAACGATGACGGTATGTATATTGACGAGTTCGGAAATAGACGTATTGATAATGGTTTTAATCAAAAAAAACGGTTGCAAATTGATGCGAGAAAATGGCAATTGAGTAAAGAAAACCCTAAAAAATACGGGGAAAAACTCGATATGACTTCGGGAGGAGACAAAATACAACCTACGGAATTGAAAGTCAATATCGTTAGGCCAACTGAAACGGATGATTAATGGAATTTGAAGCTACAATAGTTTACGAAAAAAATTGGAACGCAATTACGAAGCCTTGCGAAGTTTGTTTAGGGACTGGATTTTTAAACAAAATTAGTTGCTCTTGGTGTGGCGATGGCGAAACAAAATCGAAAGCTGGTAGTGGAAAATATTATCGCTACATAATCAACAAAGGTTCATCTAGAAGTTCAAAAACTATTTCACTTATAGACGTGTTCGACACATACGGAAGATGTCATTCAAACAAAAGAATGACGGTATGGAGAGATACGAAAACCGACTGCAGAAAGACTGTTTTAAACGATGCATTGAAAAGGTTAAAAAAGACTTCAAGATACAAAATAGGTCAGGATTTCAACAAAACAGAGGCAATTTTCACATACTCAACCGACTCTACATTCGAGATTCACGGAACAGATGACGAGGAGACAGTACACGGACTAACTCAGGATATGGCTTGGTTTAATGAGCCTTACAAAATTCCGAAAGCCACTTTTGACCAAGTGGACCAAAGAACATCAGACTTTGTATTTTTGGATTTGAATCCTAAAAAAGACCATTGGAGTGATGATTTAGAGAAAAATCCAAGAACTATTGTAATTCATTCGACTTTTAGAGATAATCCATTTTGTCCAATTGAGGCGAAAAAGAAGATATTATCGTATCAACCGGTAAAATTATGCTCGATAGTAGAAAAGCATAAAACGTCTGAAAATTACAATTTAGAGAAAAACGAATTGAATTTCACACAAAAAGAGATAAATGAACTAATCAGATGTAGACTGAACGAAGAAAGAAATACAGCTAACGAGTTCAATTGGCAGGTTTATGGATTAGGGACAAAAGCCGAACGTCCTAATCGTGTGTTCAAATGGGAAGAAATACCTCTTAGCAAATATCAAGAACTGAACGCAAAAAGATACAAAGGGGTAGATTGGGGGAAAGTAGACCCGTTCGGAATTATTGAAGCGAAGTACTATGATGGTGCATTGTATTTTCACGAAATAAATTATGAAAGTGAGGATAAGCTAAAAGAAAAACTAACCCCAACAGAGCGCGCACAAATTTCACGAAATCCAGAAGGGTTTGTGATGTGGTTTTTTAATAAATTAGGAATAGACAAAAACGAACATATCGCTTGTGATACTAATAGGCCTGAGAAAATTAGAGCATTGAGAGATGCTGGGTTCGATTATGCGTTTGGAGCATACAAAGGCACCGGGTCTATTGTTGACGGAGTAGACGGATTGAGTTCTATGAAAATTTACTACACGTCAACGAGTGAAAATTTGAAATATGAACAAGAAAATTATTCAAGAAAAACAGACCGATATGGTACTGTAATAGATGGGGAATTTGAAGATACGAATAACCATTTGATTGACCCGGCAAGATACATTTATCAGTTTTTGAGAAGGGAAGGCATTATCAAAAATATATAAAAAAACCTCCCAAAAAGAGAGGTTTCGATTTTTATTGTTTCTTCCTAACGAGAACCGGGGTAGTGACTTTTACCGATTGTGTGCCAGTGGGCACTATCGATAATCGGTAGTATTGATAACTTGAGGGCGTAATTATAAAAGAAGTAGATTGACTCGCTACGTCGGTAACGGTATACGATGAACCGATGTCGTTATAACTCGTGCCATCGACGCTTCCCTGCATTTTCACGGTAGCGGCAGCAGTACCGGAAATCTTTGTAAAAGTAGGCTGCACGGTAATAATTTCATTGTAGCCGTTTACGATACCCAACTGATACTTTGTAACAGCGTTCGTAATTGTGTTGGTGACAGCGTGCGTGGGTGCGCTCTTAAGGTTTCCCACAGCGGCACTTGTAATAGCCGTCTGACTAAAACAAACAAACGATAGCATAAAAGCTAAAGCGATTAACATTTTTTTCATTTTTCTTTGTGTTTAAATTATTAATAATTAGTAACAAAAATATAAAAATTTTAACTAAAAATTCAAAGTAATTAAAAAAATAGTATATTTGTGATTGTTAATGTAGCGATTACATGGATAGAAATTGGGGAAATAAGAACAAAAACGCTTTCTACATTCGTGTGGACAGCGTTTTTTTATTTTAAATTTAATGGCGTTTAATTTTAGTTTTAATTGGGGTAATCCACAAAATGTCGCAGTTGAAAGCGATAACTCAGGTAATTGGTTTTATTCCTTATTTGGAGATAAAGCTAATCACGGTAAAAAAATGAGCGAATCCCAAAAATTAAAAGTTGCGTTAACAAACCCAGCTTTATTAAAATGTTTGGCTTTGAATGCTGATTTAGGGAGTTTGGCCCAAGTCAATCAATACACGAATGGACAGTTAACAGTTGAGGATTATTTAAAGTCAATAACTCAACAGCCAAACTTTAAGCAAAGTTGGACTCAGTTTATTTGGGATTATTATTTTTGGGTGCAATTGGGAACGGCTTATTTATGGAATCCAGCTAATGCAAAAATATTAAAAGAAACAAATCCAATACAATGGCTAATACCATGCAATATTGAATGGGATATTAATTTATTAGATAAATTCAGAGGGTTAATTTCTACGTCAATATCTTATAAGCAATTATTGACTCAAACTGTAAAATACAATTTAGGAAACGGGAATTATATTTTAATTCCATTAAACGAAATAACAACGTTCTTTGATTTGTCAAATGGATTGACCGATAATTTTTATAAAGGAGCAAGCCGAATTGATGCGCTTTACAAAGTGGTTAATAATTCTGAGTTATCTTTAGATGCCAAAAGCATAAACTTAGAGTTTTTACAAAAGTTCATGGTTGCAGGAAAACAAGACCCTGATAATGTTTCACAATTACCAATGTCAGAAACTGAAAAGCAAGACATTGAAGGGAAAATTAGAAGTAATAAAAAAGTATTCGCTGTCAAATCAATGATTGATATTAAGCGATTTGTAGAGGATATGAACAAGTTAAAACTCGATGAGCAGTTTTATTCCGATGCTTCGGTAATGGGTTCTATTTTAAACATTCCGAAAGATATTTTAGATTTTAATTTAAAAGGGAATTCCACTTACGAAAATCAAGAGAAAGCAACGGGCAGACAAGTAGAATATTGTTTAAATCCAAGAGGAAAAATGTTAACTGAATGGTTTGAAAAGCAATATAATTTTAAAGGGTTAAAAATGAGCTGGGCGCATCTTAGTTTTAATCAAGTCTTTGAAAAAGAAAGAGCCGAAAAAACAAAGGTACAATTAGAGAATATAAAATTAGCTAAGGAATTGGGATTAGATGATGCAGAGGCTAAGAAATTAATCGATAAAATATTATTGGTATGATGAATCAAGAACAGATTAACAAGATGCAAGAAAAGGCTTCTAAAACTGAAAATCCAGTATTAAAGAAAGCCATTGAAGATAAATTGAAACAAACAACTAAACAGTAAACAAATGATATTTTGCAAAGAATTAAACAAATCATTTTCTACACAAAAAGAAATGTTCGACCAATTAAGGTTAAACAAAGATAGTTTGTTATCATTAAAGAAGTCAGCTACGAAGTTTACTGATTCATTCGATTGTCTGTTTACTGAAAATGAAACGATAAAAGGAATAGTTGAAAAAGCAAACAATCCAATTAAAGATTCTGATATTACGGAAATATTAGTAAAAGTGGTTATTAATACAACCAATATTTTAGACAGCCACCGGGACGTTCACATTCCGGGTATTTGGAAAAGAAGCCTTGACCATAACAATATTGCATGGTATTAGCCATTGTATTGGATTTGTTTCTTTTAATATTTTTGCATTAGCTGGATTCCATAAATAAGCCGTT